GACAGAATAACGACTGGGACCTTCGAGTTTTACTTCTGCGGACGCTGTGCCGCCAAGCGAGCATTGACCTGAGTAGGGTATCATTTCTAAAGGCCATCGATCCCTATGCGGGGTTGTCAGATGCTCTAAAAAACAGGAAGCCAAGCGAAGTGGTTCTCGTTCTGGGGTCCGACCAAGCTTCTCTCGGATTGCAACTTTCTCACTTCTTTGGTGTTTCTTTTCACGAGAACGAACGAAGTGGTTCGAGCACGGCGCTGAGAAAGGTTTTAGACCAAGGCAAAAACCCTGCACCTTTTCAGGGGAACAGGTACGCTTTAAAACTTGCAACACTCTTGAGAAACAATGAAAAGTTCCGAAAGGCTCAAAGAAAAGCTAAGGTATCTGCTTAGGAGCTACCCTGGCGTCAAAGTGGGTGCGTCATGGCCCTGGAACGACCTTGAGTTTAGAGAGATTGCCTGGGTGGTTCAAGACTATGTGAACAACAGTGGGGACGTTGTGAATGAGGACCCTCTTCATGAGTGGGTTGAAGAGTATAACTTTTTCCGGTCTGAGACCAAAAGCTAAAGTTGGCCGGTAAACCGCTTGTCCTTGGGCGGTTTCCCGCCTTGCCCTGACGAGGAATAACGGTATAATACAAGTATGGAAAACAACCTCGAAGCATACGTGATGGTCGGTGCCCCCGGCTCCGGTAAGTCAACCCATGTGGCTAAGCTACTAGAGCTTCACCCAGATGCCGTTGTACTTTCCGGCGATGAAATCCGCGCCGAGCTCTACGGGAACGCGGACATTCAGGGAAACTACACCGAGATTCACGACCGTATGCTGGAGATTCTGGAGGAGAGTGTCGGTCGCACCGTGATTATGGACGGAACACATTACAGGGCAGCTTACCGCAAGGAAGCAATTGCTATGCTGAACTCATACGGTTACGATAAGGTTACTGCGGTAGTCATTGAAAAGCCCCTCGCCGTTTGCCTACGCCAGAATGCTTCTCGCGACCGTAAAGTTCCAGAAGAGGTGATTGAGCGCATGCACGCCTCCTTACAAGCTTCCATCAAGAATATCACTAACGAACCCTTCCACCGTATTGACTTTATATACTGACAAGATGATAACTTACGACAACAAAATACAGCCGGGGGACGTAGTTGCTCTGGGGGACATTCACGCGACCTGGACTCTTTTCGAACAATTTCTGAATTGGGTGAAAGGGTCTCAAGCCACCGTCATACTTTTAGGTGACATGATTGATCGTGGTAGGGGCGACCTGAAAGTTTTGGAGCATACGAAAAATCTCCTCGATGATCCGGAAAGTTGGGGGCTTCAAGCCTTTTATGCCCTGATGGGGAACCACGAGAGGATGTTTCTTGATGCTTTGGAAGACCCATTCGGTAGTAGCTACGTGCTGTGGGTTCAAAACGGCGGAAACTATGACCAGGTGGGTGAGATGGAAAGAAAGCATAAGGAGTGGATTCGGGAGCTGCCCTTATACATGACAATTGCGGACACTCTCTTCATTCACGCGGGGATCTACCCCGGTCACGACCCTGCAAAGCTCATTGTCGATGGAAGGGGGGAGGCACTGCTATGGATTCGTCAACCTTTCTTGACCTATGGGCCGGAATTCGAAGGGTGGAACCCGAGACTGAAGAAAGTTGTTCACGGGCATACTCCCACCAACTTCGAAGAGCCCCCACAGGACTATATCCCGATTGTGATGGGGCAACGCGTAAATATTGACACATGCGCATACTCCAAGCCAAAGGGTCGCCTAACCGCTTACAACGTTACTCGAAATACTTTTCACCAGTTCTCACGGTAACCCTACAGGGACTAGTATAGAGCCAAGTTCCGACACCAAAACAATGAAACTGCTTCTCGTAGACACATCCGCGCTATTCTTTCGCTCTCGCTCAGCTCTCTGGCGAGCTATGGGTGAAATGGTTACGAGCTATGGAGCACCGGTAACTGGGACTTATGGGTTTTGCAACGCCTTATTCGCCGTAATGGCTCAGTACGAGTACGATTGCGTAGTTCCTTGCACCGACAGGGGTGGGAACTTTCGCAAGAAAGAATCTGGTACTTATAAGGCGAATCGAGAAAAAGCCAGCGTTGAGCACTACTCCGACCTTTCCCTCCTGGTTGAAGACGTCCTTCCAGCTCTTGGCTTTTCGCCAGTGGGTGCCCAGGGCTTTGAGGCGGACGATGTTGTAGCTCATATTTCTCGTAACTCTCCTGGATACAGTGAAGTTCACATTTTGACTTGCGACAAGGACTTGCTTCAGCTTGTCAACGACAGAGTAAAGGTGCTGCTTTTCAACTCAGCTAAGAAAATGGAGCTGGTTGACATTGAGGGTGTTAAAGGGCACTTCGGTGTTCCCCCCTCAGACGTCAAGTTCTTCAAGGCTTTGTCTGGGGACTCCTCAGATAACATATCAGGTGTCTCCGGCGTTGGCCCGAAGACCGCTGCGAAGATAATCCAAGAGTGCCACACCAGCGGTACAAACTCAGAGTTGTCCCTTGCTGATCGTATAGCATTTCACCCTAAGGTTATTCCCGCTGCGTCCACATTCTTTAGTAACCTTCGCCTGGTCACTCTTGAGGACGATGTTCCCGATTTGTCGTGGTACGCATCTTCACCGCCGTCTGAACAGAGTGTAGAAGCACTCTTTGAGGGTTTAGAGTTCAAGTCGTACTTGAAGCCAGCACGGTTGAGCAAGATTCTAAAAACACTCAAGGTTGTTTCGTAGGACGAATAACTACCGATCACACCTTCGGACCATGAAATACCCACGTGTCCGCCCCAGACTCACTTACCTCCGCATCCTTGGAAATATTGCGTTGGTAGTTGGACAATTTGTTTTGCTTTTCTTGGACCGCAAGGTGGGCCTATTAATTCTGATTACAGGGAGCACTCTGAGCCTTCCCTTTTTTGTAAAGAAAAAGCAGTGGGATGTAGTAGCTGTCATTGTAGTTGGAACAACCCTGAACGTCTTTGGGCTAATACACAATCCAGTCCCTAACTAGTCCTTGTGGGAGAGTGGGCGGTTAGCCCTCCTTCATGGGGCGGTTTCCGCCCTTTGTTTCTGCCTCGCAGAAACGGTATAGTAAATGTATGGAAAACGACTCAGTCCGCTCCAAACTCGGACCCCGCCAAAAGGGCAGGAAACGAAAGGGCAGGACCAAGCCCCAAGCTCTTCGCCAAGCGAGAGCTCGCCGCGCCTGCCTCCTTCAAAAGTTGACCCCTCAGTCCCACCCGCAAGCAAAGCAATGACCTGCACCCCTGCCACTGAGAAGAGTGAAACTAATGCTTCTGCCCTTGCGTCTGAGTACAACGGGGTTTGGGCGTCTGTTCACGATGCCCGAAAGAAACTTATCCAAGCGAACTGCCCCTCTCGCGGTACTAGGGATGAGGAAGCATGGGAGTTATTCTGCGAGGAACGGGAAGCGGCTCTTGAAAAGCTCAGGCAAGTAGAGGACTACCTCATGGACTTGGCTTTCCAATACTCATGCGAAGCTTCTCGCGATCTTTCTGTGGAGCATGTGTAGGACATGGAAAACAGCAACTTAAGCAAAATTAAGCCGAAACTTCGAACGAACGGCAGAGTCTCGGGGAACTTCGGAAGGAACAAAATTCAAGGTAAACTAGGAACCCTGGACCTCAGCTCTGAGGTACTGAACAAGGAAAACCTGCAGATCCCGAACCGGGCCGCAGTTTACGAGCGACTCGAACAAGCCTATAATACCACCACGGACCCTAAACTCAGGGCCACCTTGGCTGAAATGCTTAGAAAGCGAAAAGCTACGGTCCGAGTCAGAGTTGTGACGAAAAACAGCAAACCACGATCAGACTACTGGGAGGAGGTCAACCGTGTACGATAAACCTGCCCCGTACAAGTCACCCCTTCGAGTTGGGTTTAACTTCCCATCGTTCGTAACCTACAAGTGCCCCACTACGGATGTACTCGTGGGGAAAGTTTACAAAAATGCCGAAGGAAAGTGGTATCTTACCTCTTCGTACCTAAGGTGGCAACCAATCGAGGTTTTCACTAAGATAGGGGGCTTTCTCTTCCTAAACCAACTTCACAAGAGGCGACACCATACCTAATGAAACCAACAAACCCCACTCGAACACTCAACCATCTGAACCTCGTTAAGACGGGTACCCAGAAGAGGGTGGCACTCTACAAGGCTCAGCTTGAAATGGCCAAAAAACCCCAATCCTAACCCATGAGCCATACTTCCGCGATTACACAGGTCTTCACACAAGGTGAAGGTGAAGGTGAAGAAATTCACCGTTCGGTGAGTCTCCCCAACTCAGACTGGCTAGTTTTAGCTCAGTGTGCCGAAGCCTTTTCCTCCACCTTCAGGGCACAAGCGAGTCAGGTAATTGCCACTTATGTGACACGTGGACAGCTTGATTTGGCTGTGAGCGAGGCAGCGAAAATGAACATATTGCTTCAAAAACTAGACAGTATTTATATTGCCCTTGTGTCGTGACACCTAAAAATAACCCCTTAGTAGTGTTTGACATTGACATGACACTCACGAGTGAGTGGTATTACGAAGATAATGTTGCAACGCTTCGAGCCAATTTGCCACTCGTTCAACTTGCGACATTGCTGGCTGACTCCGGGGTTTCAATCGTGATATCCACTGCTCGCCCAAATCGTCTTCGAGCCAACTCAGAAAACTGGCTACAAAGTGTGGGTGTTAAGTTCGACGCCTTATACATGAGAGAGGACGGGGACGATCGCCCCGACCACTACGTTAAGACCGAGCAAGCTCTCGCAATTATTGAAGATTTCGGACGTCCTTCGCTTTGGTACGACGACAACCAAGACAACTGTAAAGTTGTGAGAGAACTTGGGATTCCTTGTGTTCAGGTTATGCAATGATTCATACACACTCGCACCACCCCCCTAGGAAAAGAAGAGACATAATGGCTACCATGGCCGAAATGAGCTTCCACCTACCTAATGTCGTGCCAGAGAGACAGGAGCTTGTTGAAAAGTTCAGGGTAGAGCAACTTCGTGGTGCTTCCCACCTGCCAAAACAACACCCTCAACGCCAAACAACAACCATGAAAATTGATTCCGTTATTTCTGTTTCACTTCCTCGCGAGACATGGTCGCTCATAAACGACCTGCTTAAGGAGAAGCAAGCGTCTTTCGAACGTGACATTGACAGAGTGGACGACATCGGTAGGGCTGACTACGCTCAAGTTCTAGTTGATTGCGCCGAACAATGCAAGCAAGCATTAGACGAAATCTGTTTAGCACATTCCCTGGCGTCTTTCGACCTTTGAGCACAGACGCTGAGCGGAGCTCAACTTCCAGGTTAGTACCCCAACCCTTCAGTCAAATGTTGTCCACTGACACACGACTCCAGCTACAAGATATTGCCGACCGTATCTCAAGACACGAGGAGATTTCCCTTAAGGAGATTTCCCTTATTCAGAAATGGTCAGACCACAATCGCCACGCCTACGAGATCCTTCAGAAAGCACGTCGGAGGGCAATCTCGGGGGAGCCTGAGCCGGGGTCTCTCGACGAACTTATCGACGGGATGAACCTCGGCTTTGCGGATCCTTCCTCTCATTTAGTTGGACCCCCAATCCCCAGACGATCTTGCAAACTTTTTCAGGGCGCCTCCGTGGCTGAGACATGACTAAGGGCCATGGTACTTCTGAGACACGGGCAGAGGCCAAGCTCGAGACTTTAGATCCCACAACCCCGTGGTACGAGTTTCTCTCCTACTGTGAAGCTTGTCGGAGCTTGAACGTGAAAGCGTCTGTTGGTCGCTTCACCCGTTACCAAAACTATATTCGAACAATTTCGCTATGAACTACACAGGACAGTTAATAACCTTTGAAGGTCTTGACGGCTGCGGAAAAACAACTCAGCTTAAGGCTGTTTTCGAGTGGCTTGTTACCAGCGGTCGACTACCATGGGGAGTTAAGGTGGTTACAACTCGAGAGCCAGGATGTTTACCCGGTGTGCGAGACTTGCTTAAGGACCCTAAGGCTGCGATCACACCGAAAGCCGAACTTTTACTGATCATGGCCGACCGGGCTCAGCACGTTGCAACAGTAATAATGCCGGAGCTAGAAAAGGGCAACTGGGTGTTATGCGACCGATTTTACGCAAGCACCTTAGCCTATCAAGGGTGGGGACGAGGTTTGGGATCTGAAGCGGTAGAGAAAGCCCACGAACTTGCCTGCGGAGTCTTGTACCCTGACTTAGAACTGTTTTTCGACGTTCCCGTTGATGAGTCTATGAGACGGCTCTCAAGGCGAGAAAACGACGGGCTGACTGTCCGAGACAGATTTGAGCGGTCAGAACGACCTTTTTTCGACCGTTTGCTTACAGGGTTTCAAACCCCTAACGAACAACTGGGACTGAAATGTTACCCCGTGGTTACAATCGACGGGTGTCAAACGGTTGACGAGGTTACTCAGGAATGCATACGACAAGTGTCCAAGCTTTTACCACGTGAGGAGAACTTCACGAATGTGCCACCGTGCCGAGCAAAAGATCCTGAGTTTTGGTACGACACTTCTAAAGAAACTTACAAAGTTCGGCTTGAGCGGGAGACCTCATGGAGTCAGCCACGATCTTGAAAGACTGACGAAAAACTTTGTTAAAACTTCCACATTTGATATGAAACCTTTTCTACACGGGAGGATACATGCCAGAAAGTACGGAGGCTCCCCAGACGACTACGCCGATATCGACGACTTTATTGACAGTAGCAAGATTGCCTTTCCAGACATTCGTCACCGGGCATTGCTTCACTCGTCGTTCGGGTGTTTTGTCGTTGAGCAGATGTTCGGTCGCACACGCACAAACTCTGCTGGAATAACTTACTCTCCCCGAGACATCGCCGAAGATCACATTATTCAAGACCTCGGGTTCATTCCCACGGTCGAAAAGTACCTAAACAACATGGTTGCACAACCGTGGATGTCTGGCACTAACAAGTCACCCAACAAACAAACCAAATTCATTCCAATCGGAGACTAAACCATGTCACAATCCCTCGACTTACTTATTCAAGAGTTTACAGAGCAACAAGAGAGATTCCAAAAGGTCGCTCAGGAGAGGCTAAAAGAGTACTTTGCTGAGTTCTGGGAAAAGAACCCTGCGATTAAGGCCGTAACGTGGTCTCAATACGCCCCGTACTTCAACGATGGGGATCCGTGTACGTTTAGCGTGCATGACCCGTACTTCACGAACGCCGAAGGAGACGATCTTGACGACCTGACGAGCTGGGGTGAGTACGACGGTGAGAAGGATGAGGTATGGTCGGACCAGGACCCTAAGTTTGATGGCGTGAACGTTGAGTCCACACACTCCCTGGCGAAGCTACTCACATCAAGTGTTATGGAGCCGATCATGAAGATCATGTTTGGTTCGGACAACGTCATAGTTGCGACTCGTGCCGGATTTAGTGTAGACCAAGCTGACCACGACTGACTTGGTGAAGGGGTTGAACGGTTAACCCTTACCTTAGGGCGGTTAACCCCCTTTATTCTGCCCTATAGAAACGGTATAGTTAAAGAGTCAATCCGACAACCAAAATGCTTACCCAAACTGCTCAGCCCCTTGATAAGCAGCACGCTGGACAAATTCTCCTTCGTGCTACGCGATTCCTTACTGCACCCACCCTAAGCCCCCGACCCGACGGGTCTGTGAGGGATGTAGCACTCGACACCCGCTGGCTGGGGCGAGACCTCGTGCGTGAAGTCTTTCGGGGCCGAACTGCTGACGAAACGGATGGAAAGTACGTGGACGTTGTTACGGACAACGGTAAAAGACTGCGAGTGTTCACTCGCGTCATTTCACGTAGAGCCGATAACGCACTGGTCGCTTGTGCGAACTCTGCTGAGATAAGCCCTATCAACTTCGCATCTGAAGCAGATAAGCCAGACTCAGTCTTGCTCGTTGCTGTCAATCCTCAGCGAAACACTGTTGACGTCTTTGACTTCCCCCTTGAAGACCGAGAAGGTAAGAAAGTGACCAGGGAGAACTTAGCCGTGTCCTGGTCTGTGAAAAAACAGAATTACGGTAAGCACCAAGCAAAGCTCACGTACAGCTACAAAGCTAACTGAGATCTGCTAGTCCCTAGCAGCACTTTCACCGGGCAAGCGACGGTTAACCGAACCTTTCGAGGACGGTTTCCCCGCTTGCCTTTTCAATCGTAAGACGCTATAGTAGGTGTATGGAACTAAAATCGACCCTTTCTGAGTCGTTCTTTCACCGGTTCTGCCCGGATCCCACGGTGATGTACGATCTTGGAGAGATTTACGCAGAATTTAACGCCCGCTACTTCAACGGGGACTTACCAGTTCTTCCCTGTAAGACTCGGACAGACGAAAACGGAGAAACTTGGTCGCGATACGACACCCTAAAGTGGGATGGTCGCATGGGTCGCAGAATTCTTGGCACATACAAAACGTCTGCACGACGTGGGTTCGGAACAATTCGCCTCTCTCGCGTAATTGCAGGTGACCCTGTAAAAACAAGAAGCATTCTCTTGCACGAGATGCTTCACAAGTACCTTGATCTTGAGTGTCGAGACGACGGCATTAAGGGCCACGGTGAAAACTTCGTGAAGGAGGCAAAGAGAATCAACGAACTTTGTGAAAGAACTGGTGTTAAGCACCGCATTTACTTCTACAAAGACGAGATTACACAGAGTCAACCATTCGTCATACCTGAGCTTTTGGACGACAAAATCCACTGCAGCACAGATCTAGACATTGCCCTAAACATGCAGTCTGTGATGAGGGCCGCGTTCTCACAAAAATTCGAGTACTTTCAGTGAGACCTTCGGGTCTCTTTTTATTTAAACCAAAACATGTACTATGAGACCTAAACAAGAACAATTGAACGAATGGGGAGAACGTTACTTCTGTGAAGACCGATCTAAAACCGAACTTTTTGTGCAAGAGGTGGCAGAGTGGGTAGTCAAGGAAATTGCACAGGAGTTTGACAGGAAAGAACAAGCAGGTGCAAAAGGTTACGGGCCGAGTCTTCCCGCTAAGCTAGTACGACAGTTTGGTTCGCCATCTGGCCCAACACTCAAGCAGCTTTCCTTGCTTGCTCTAAACGAACTTGTGCCCCTCGAGGACAGGGAGAAAAGTTCATACAAGCTGCTGTTAACCGTTATTTCAACCTTGCCCGAGACACCAACCAATACTCTTTAAGAGTGTGTGATTGATGTTAATTAGTGACACCTTTTACTAGGGTCAACTCTTTTGTTTAGTCGCAAGAAAAAGAGCCAGTTAACATCGTTGGGTAATAATTCCTCCCGATCAACCAAAGATGACATTTGTGACAGAAAACTTAACGAAGAGTTCTAAAGCCGCTTCAACCGGAAATGAAAAATGCAACGATAACTGTTCTGTAAGTGAAGCCGTTGTCTGTGATTTAAGCTCTCGCCAAGAGCCCCGCCGAATCGACCTCGACAAGCTATACGAGTGTGACCCGAAAGACTACATTGGCTATTTCGCCGACGAAACCTCTTACGACAACCTTATTCAAGAAGACTGCGACGTTTATGTGGGCGGAGTGAAAGTTGTTGCCTTTCGTAAGGCACTTTTTCCGAAGCTGCGCGATGGTTCGAAAGGTAGCCCGGAAACTTGGAAATACTTCCGCTGGGCAGCAAGAGACTTGTACTCAGACCAACGAGGCCTAGTTGCTGGTAGAGAACTAACTACCCAACTCGAGATAAGGGTAACCAACGGTATTCTAAACTTCTTCAAGAAGGCGATGGCCGGTCAAGTCACTGACTTGGAAGAGGCACTGAAAATTGCTTCTCTCTCCCCCGACATGTCAAAGCTCACTGTCCGAGTGAATGATGTTAAAAAGGACTTCCCAGAAATTGAGAAAGCTTTAGAATCTATCGAGAAGGAACTTCGCAAGAAAACGCTGAGCGAAGAAAGAAAGGTAGAGCTGAAGGAAGCGAAGGGTAGAGAACTTGCGAAGTGGTTCCCGACGTGGCTATCCAAGACTTGGAGTGTATCTAAGGACAAGGTTTCTGAGGCGAAACGTGCCGACGACAGGTATGTGGGAAAACAATACCGTTCAAACAAGTGCTATTCCAACGTGATTGGTGCTTTTGATAGGGGTGCACGTAACCCTTACGGTCGTTTGACCGCAACAACTGTAAAAGACTATGAGGGGTTCGTAAGCCACACGGATATTTATCAGACAGCTTGTTCCGCACTCAAAGAGACCCTAAACACTCCGGAAAACCCTCGGTGGGACCGCCTTCACGAACGGTTCAGTAACGTGAAAGACCCGCACTATAACCTCTTCGGTACGGTGTTCACTGCCCTTACGTTAAACTGGAACTTCCGTTGTGCGATGCACTACGACGGTAATAACTGCGAAGGTGGTATTGCCGTTCTTACTGCAATTACTCAAGGGGAATATGACGGCCATTACCTTGTGTTCCCTGAAATTCGTTGCGCTTTCGACCTTCGTGATGGGGACTTTATTGCCGGTGACAATCAGGGACTGATTCACGGTAACACTGCAATGATTCCGAAGACGCCTGACGCTGAACGAGTTTCGTTCGTTTTCTATTCACGAGAGCGCATGACCGCTCTTGACGATATGGAGTGTGAGGAGTGCCGCCGAGATTTCATGCGATACGCAGCAGACAATCACAAGGAGTATGGAAAGGGTCACAAGACCTGGAATGGTGTTTGGAGCGGAATGTGGAAATCACCGGAATGGATGACGTATAAAGCCGAACACGGCTTAGAACGTTGCTCAAATACTAACTATTGGGGCACCGAGAATTAACCCTGAAGCCGCCGAAGCGGCAGTTAACGAACAAAACACAGCATTACTAACAATGGACACAAACAAACAGCTTAACGGTGGCGATGCGGAGCGGCAAGTTGCCTCGGAGAGTATTGAACCCATTGAAGCAACAACAACCATTACGGTGGAACTCCCGGTAAGCTTCGCTGAGGCTTTCCGGGCACTTGCTCAACGAGAGGGCTTGTCGGAGGGTGACCTTATTGTACGATCGCTGGGGCTCTACTCCGTTGCATCTCAAGCCGAGAGTGAAGGGTACGGACTAACGTTTACTCGCATCGAAGGAACCAACGACCTGACCGCCAAGGAAGCAATTCGCATTGAAGACGAACCTGCCTCAAATTTGTTCATTCCGGGTAAGAGGTGAGACGGTTTCCCGCCCTTGCTTCTACAGCGTAGACACGGTAAAATAACCAAAGACAAACGAGCCACAGATGGAAATCTACTTCAGCACAGACGTTGAGACCGACGGACCGATCCCCGGACCTAACAGCATGCTTTCGCTTGGGTCGGCTGCGTTTTCCCCTGACGGAAAACTCCTGGGCACCTTCTCTGTGAACCTAGAGACCCTCCCCGGAGCCGACCCGGACCCCACTACCCAAGCGTGGTGGGAGTCTCACCCGGAGGCCTACAGAGCAACCAGAGAGAAGGTTTTACCTGCCGACCGAGCCATGCTCGCCTTTTCTCAATGGGTCAGTGCTACAGCAAGCTCGTTCTCTCAAGCGAATGTTCGAAAAGTTTCTCCAGTGTTCGTGGGTTTTCCTGCAGGGTTTGACTTTCTTTTCGTGTATTGGTACCTTATTCGGTTCACTGGACAGTCCCCATTTAGCTTCTCGGCGCTTGACGGTAAGACCTATGCTATGGCCTTGCTCAAAAGAGGATACCGGGAGTCCACCAAACGGAACTACCCGAAAGAGTGGTTTCCCCTCGAAAACAAGCATACTCACATCGCTGTAGAGGATGCTATTGAACAAGGTCGTATTTTCTGCAATATGCTTCGATCCAATCTTGACTCTACGTGTCAATGACTAACAAAGTTAAAGATTACTGCGAAAAACTTAGCTTGTCCCTGAAGTTAAGGGGAGAGGGAAACGAGGACGCGGAGGAGGCCTTGCTCGACGAGCTTGACCTTCTGTGGCTGAAGTTGTCGAGAGAAGAGGCCCAGTGGGTTAATGCCAATATACTGTCGTTGTTTCCTAACTAATTACCCACCGTGATGAAAAATCCTACTTTCCTACTCCAGTCCGGAGGACCACTACAAATCGAAAAGGTTGCGTGTAGTTTCTCCTGTTACCCTGTCCAATATTGCTCGTTTTATGATCTGTCGAAGTTAGACCCTAAAGGTTTCATGGCTACATTGATTCCTGTGGGATCGGTGGAATTTGTTCAAGCTTACAGTGAACACGTAGGTATTGTGCTACCTGAGGACTTTTCCTACGGGTGTAATGCAGAACTGAAAAAGTACCTTATGAGGTCCGTTCGACAAGGAGTGTACGGTGAAGCAACCTTGGAAGACTTTGTGAAGCCAACCGCAATAAAGTTGTTTACCGGGGACATCAAGAGAGAGCTCGAACTGAAGATACCTGGACTAATTTCTGATAACACTTCAGTGTGGATCTCTCAGGCTGTGCCCTTTGAGTCGGAATTTCGGTTCTACATTCACGACTTCATTGGGGGTGGTAAAATTCAGGGGTGGTCGCGGTATGACGACAAGCCCGTAAGAAACCCCGAACCCGACTTCGGCCTGATTGAAGAGATTATGGGTGTGCTAGAGGCAAATATTGCGCCTGGTGCTTACACGATTGACATCGGCTGGAGGCCTGACCTGAATCGGTACTGCCTAGTTGAACTTAACGATGCGTGGTCGCTTGGGTTCTACGAAAATAGCGACCCGCAATCGAACCCACCAACTCGACAGCAGTACGCTGACATGCTGGTGTCTCGCTGGAGACAAATTATCTTTTGCAACTTAGTTTAACCACCGGATAACACAGTCGGAGATAAGAGGACGCAGCAGACGTCTACTCTTGACGCTCCATCAACAGTCACATCAACTACACTTAAATATGGACTATCAGATTGCCATCCCAACTTACGGGAGGCCCGACGGAGTGAAGAAACTCACTCTGAATTACCTTGAAAAAACAGACATTAATTGTTCCCACGTGACTTTATTCGTGGCAAACGATGAAGAGAAGGAAATTTACCAGAGTTCAAACCCTACATACAATATCGTTGTTGGTGAAAAGGGTTTGACAAAACAACGTCACTTCATCTCTAACTTTTACGACAAAGGGACTCCTGTTTTTTCGTTCGACGACGACGTTAGCGCCGTTGAGGAACTTGAGCTCTTAAAAGACCTTGAGGGGACTCAGAAGCCACTTGACCACCCGTGTCGCCTGAAAACCGTGGTGGAACTCTCGGATCTTATCGATCGCGGCTTCCGAATGTCCAAGCGGCGCAATATTGGCCTGTTCGGTTTCTATGCCGTTCGCAACAAGGGTTTTCTTCACCCAAAGGTGACTGTGGGGCTCAAGTTCATTATGGGCCACGCATTTGGTTTCTACGCAGGCGACCCAGCCTTTGATCTAATCGCTGAGTACAGTATGAAGGACGACTACTTCTTGTCTCTGTACCACACTGTTAATGGAAACGGGACACTGCGATTCGACAACATCTGTGTGAAAGCTAAACAGCACACAGGCGGTGGCGGAACCTGCGAAGACATGGAGCGAAAGCTTCAGATTAATAACCAAACCGTAGAGAAACTTTGTGCTGAGTTTCCGGACCTCGCGAGTCCAAAGAGCCGTCGAACAAAGGATGAGTGGCTTTCCCGGTACTCTGAAATCCGCCTCAAAACAATCACAAACGAGACAATCTCAGTGCTTAACTGAGCACCAAGGCGGTTTTCCGCCCTTTACTGTAAGCTCCTCTCCCCTATGTTTAGAACAGCTTCCGGCTACCAATGATTCCCGACCCAAAGAAAACCATCGTTTTCGATGTTGACGACACCATCCTCACAACAGAAAACCGCGATTACGAAAACTCTCTACCGAAGATGGAAGTAATTGTGGGTATGCGAGCAATGAAGGACGCAGGGTGGACGATCATCTTGAATACAGCGAGGGGAATGGGTCGTTCAGACGGTGACATCGAAAGTGTGAGGCAAGAAGTTATCGAGGAAATCGAAAAGTTCTGCACTAAATACGGTGTACCCTACGATACCATCTTGGTTGGAAAACCTTGGGCGGCATACTATGTAGACGACAAAGCAATGACTCCCGCTCAGTTCTCCGCAAAATACAAGGAAATCGAACAATGAAGAACGCACTCATTCTTGCTGCCGGTCGTAGTACTCGGTTTGGCCGAAACAAACTTGAGGAAAAGTTTGACGGGGTGTCACTTCCTCTCCTGGCTGCCAAGTTCGCTCTTGAAAACGGTGCGGAAAACATCTATCTGACGCTCTCGCGCTCGGCGATTAAGACCGACGGGACTCGCATTTACCACCCTGTTCTAGATGAAGTTTCCAAGATTTGC